CACGGGAAAAAACTGCAGATAGAGTCCATACTCGATATTGAAGAAAGGCACAAGGAACTGACCATCGTCTGTTCAGAGGTGCAACGATAATGGCTCGTCAGCCAAAAGGTGGAGATGGACTCGACATATTCGGTCTTGAAGAACTGGAAAAAGCATTCAACAAAGTGAGCGATAAATATGACGACAAGGTCGATGCGTTGCTTATGGCGCAGGGACGAACCGCAACCAGCCGCGTAAAATCAAAAACTCCTGTCGGTAAAACCAAAAAGCTGAAAGGAAGCTGGAGGCTAAAAAAGGTAAAGCGATACGGAGCAAACGGAGCGGTTCGAGTGGTTCGTATCCAGTCACAAGCACCGCACGCCCACCTTGTCGAAGATGGACACGAAATCGTAAGAGGTGGAAAGACCCGTCAGGGTGGCAGAACTCTCAACACCGTACAGAGAGCCGCAAGAGGTATCAAAAGCGGTGGCAAAGTTCAAGGAAAAGAAATGCTGAAAAGTACAATGAAAGAACTTCAAAGCGGTTTCTTCTCCGCAGCCGAAAAACTTCTTGACGATATAACAAAGGAGGTAGAATTGTGAAAATCACAGAAATCAAAACCGCAATCAATAATCGCATTATTGAAAACGGCGGAAAGGTCTATTCAAACGAAACAGACGAAGGATATGACAAGCCTGCTTTTTTTGTTGAAATCGTGCCGATTGGAATTACACGCATATCCCCTGTTTACGAAGAAGTCGAACTGCGTGTAGAAATACACTACGAGCCAGCAATCGAAACCGAGGAAGAATGCCTCAAAACTTCGGAAAAAATAGACGGCTGGTTCGCAACCCCTATCCCGGTCAGAGATAGGATGCTGAAACCACCCGAGGAAATTCAGCACACGACAGATGACGACATAACGCTCTATTCGTCATTTGACCTCACCATAACGAGGATACACAACGAGGATGCATACACCGATGACGACACACTCATGGGCGATGCAGAACTCGAACTCAATATAACCAAGTAAGGAGGAAACGAATATGGGACTGCCCCAAATCATTATTGAACTCAAACGCAAGGCTTCTACCCTTATCCAGCGTAGCAGTCGTGGCATCGTAGTTCTTCTTTTGAAAGACGACACAAATATCGGCTTCACAAGACAGGTCTACAAGAGCAAATACGATGACGGCATCGCAGAGAAGAACTGGACTGCAGAGAATATCGATTATATCGAAAAAGCATTTGAAGGTAAACCGTCAACCGTTATCTGCGAGAGAATCGGAGCAACCGCAGAGGAAAGCACATACACCCTCGAAGCAGCTCTCGACCGCTTGACATCAACTCGCTTCAATTATCTTGCAATGCCGCAGGCGGAAGTAGGCGATGCGACAACCATCGCAGACTGGGTGGATGCAATGAGAAACGGAAAGAAGAAATCCTTCAAAGCCGTTCTCGCAAACTCCGCATCAGACGACTACGGCATCATCAACTTCACAACCACAAATATCACGGTTGGAGAAAAGGTGTACACCACCGCAGAATACACAGCAAGACTTGCTGGTATTTTTGCCGGACTTTCTCTCGACCGTAGTGCAACATATTATGTGCTTGACGAAGTGACCTCCATCGCCGAACACGAGAACCCGGACGAAGCAATCGACAAGGGCGAACTCATCCTCATCAACGATGGAGAGAAAATCAAAATCGGTAGAGCCGTGAACTCGAAAGTAAAAATCGAGGAAGGCGACATCGCAGACATGAAGAAAATCAAAATCATCGAGGGCATGGATATGCTCAAGGACGACATCATGTCTACATTCGCTGACAATTATGTCGGCAAGGTAAGCAACAGCTACGACAACAAAGTAGCCTTCTGTGCTGCCGTAAATGCGTACTTTAAGGACATCACAAAAGAGGGTGTTCTTTACGACCAGTACGACAACTCCGTGTCGGTCGACATTTCCGCACAGGAGAAATATCTCAAAGAGCAGGGCATCGACACATCCACCTACACCGAGGAACAGCTGAAGAACGCAAACACAGGAGCAAAGGTATTTGTTTCAGGTGGCGTTCAGTTCCAAGATGCGATGGAAGATTTGCAGCTCTCGCTCACAATGTAAGGAGGTAGAACATTATGCCAAAGAAACCTACTGCACCAAGAGTAATGAGCGGAACATTCGGTATGCTTTACTGGGACGGCGAGCCTGTATATGAGGTTTCGTCCTTTGAAGCAAAACTGAAGGTAAACCGTGAAACGGTAACATTCGCAGGCGAAATGACCGAGGACTCCAAACTCATGGGAACAGCCGGAGAATGGTCCTTCAAGGTCAAGAAAGTTTTCTCAAGAGGACAGACAAAAATCGCTACCCAAATCAAAAAGGGCATCGACCCGAGATGTCAGTTCATCGGCAAGGTGGACGACCCCGATGCATACGGCAGCGAAAGACTCGTTCTCGACAATTGCTGGTTCGGAGATTTGACCCTTATGGCATTCGAAACAGGAAAAGTTCTCGAGGAAGAATTCTCGGGCGGCTTTACCGATTTCGACTTCCCGGACACAGTAGCAGTACAGTAAATAAAATTTGATGAAAGGAGCAAATCAAAATGAAAGCTCATACTAAAATTACGCTCAAGGAACTTATCGCAAGAAAAGAACAGATGCTGGAGGCAAAGAAAACGCCGAAAACAGTAGACCTTTACATCCCTTCTCTCGATGGAACAGTTACCATCGAAGAACCTGATCGTGACCTTGTAATCGAAGCACAAGGCATGGATGGAACAGTCGGGGATATTTACATGGTTTATCAGTGCGTAATCGAACCTCCTCTTAAAAGCACAGACTTGCAAAAAGAATTCGATTGTAAAGAACCGATGGAAATCGTGGATAAGATTTTCGCATCCGGCGAAATCCCGGCAATTGCAAGAGAATGTATGGTATTAGCCGGATACGGCGATGGAGTAAAACCAATCGTTGAAGAATTAAAAAACTAATCAACGCAGATGACGAGTTGTATTTAATACACCATTATCTGCAAAAAGGTTTTACAGACGAATACATACTCAACCTCCCCCTCGAGCGTAAATTGTTCTACATGGCGAGCATGATACTCTCATTTGAAGAAGAAGCAGCTCGCATAAAAGCAATGACAGGAGAGCAATAAAACGAGGTGAGAGAAAATGGCAAAAAAGAATATCGGTGCAACAATCTCCCTCAAAGATAACGGATTTAAGTCCGGCATTAAAAGTGCCGTTTCAGGATTAACCAGCTTCAAAAAAGGTTCAGAGGGAGCAACCTCATCCGTCAAGAAGTTCAGTTCACAGACGAACTCTGCCGGAACAAGCCTCGCATCAATGGCAAAAAAGGTCGTGGGCGTTGTCGCTGCTTATGCCAGTATGAAGCAACTTGTAACTTGGGGTAAGGCGTGCATCGATGCCGCAAACACTCAAGCAAGTGCAGAAGCACGACTTGAAACACTCATGATGAATGTGGCAGGCACGACCATGGAGAATGTGTCTGCAATGAAAAAATACGCAGCCGAACTCCAAGGCGTAACAACGGTCGGAGATGAAGTAACAATTCAAGGTGCTTCACAGCTTGCCACATTTCAATTACAGAGCGACACAATAAAAACAATTCTGCCTGCCCTTCAGGACTTGGCGGTTTCGCAATACGGTGTCGCAGTTTCAGGCGACCAAATGCAGTCAATGGCAAACCTTGTCGGTAAGGTTATGACAGGCAATGTCGGCGCACTTACTCGATATGGCGTAACCCTTAACGATGCACAGTCGAAAATACTGAAAACAGGAACGGAAAGCGAACGAGCCGCAATGCTCGTGGAGGTTTTAGGTCAAAACTTCGGTGGACTTGCCGAAGCAATGGCAAACACTCCCGAGGGTAAAGTTCAGCAGTTAAAAAATGCGTGGGGCGATATGCAAGAGGTCATCGGAACAAAACTGTATCCGATTGTAACAACCGTCTTGCAGTACATAACCACAAAACTGCCAGCAATTCAATCAGCATTCACAACAGCCGTCAACACGGTTATGCCCGTAATTCAAGGAGTGGCAAATGTAGCAACTACATTTATAGACACTGTGTGGAACGGCGTGCAAAATTCCATCAAGCCAGCCTTTGACAATTTGGTAACAGCCATACAGCCTGTATGGGACGGTTTGGTAGGAATGGGCGGAAGCATAAGCTGGACAGGAATACTGACAACAGCACTCGATGGCATCGGTTCGGGATTGCAGCTTGTGGCAGACATAACCTCGCTCGTAATCGACAACTGGAACTGGCTCGGCCCCATAGTTTATGGAGTCGCCGGAGCAGTCGCAGCCTATAATGTAGCCGTTGGAATCACAAACGGACTGCAGGCAATTGTAACCGCAACCACAGGAGCGAGCGCAGCAGCAACAGGAGCGATGACCGTGGCAGAGCTTGCTCACGCAGCCGCCGCTGGCGTTGCATCAGCAGCAACAACCGCACTCGGAGCAGCGATGGCTTTCGTTACTTCTCCAATTTTCCTCGTTGTCGCAGCGATAGGAGCAGTCATCGCAATTGGTGTCTTGCTTTACAAAAACTGGGACAGCGTATGCAGTTTTATGAAAAACGCATGGCAAGGAGTGAAAAACTTCTTCGTCAGCATCGGAAGTGCCATCGGAAACTTTTTCTCAAATCTTTGGGGAAAAGTGAAAGAGGTTACTTCAAATGTTTGGAATGGCATCAAAAACTTCTTCGTTCAGTTCTGGCCCGTCATTCTTGGTATTTTTACAGGCGGAATAGGACTCATCATAGGAGTTGTTATTCAGAACTGGGATGCAATATGTAATGGAGTTAAAACCGCTTGGAATTCTGTAAAAGAGTTTTTTGTAACGATAGGCACAGCAATCGGGACATTCTTCTCTAATTTATGGAGCGGAATAAAGAATGCAGTCGCATCAGCGTTCAGCTTCTTCACAACCGCAGCAAGCACCGCTTGGAACGGAATCGTGTCCGTATTCTCGGGCGTGGCTTCGTGGTTCG